CCCGAGGTAGAGCAGCGGCCCAAGACGTTCGGGATCCTGCCGGAAAACTGCGAAGCGCTGGCGTGGTTCCTGAAGCTGCAGACCCAGTGGCGGGTGGGGATGGCTGGCCCTGTAGGCCTCGACTACGGGGTGTTCATCCAATGCGCCAAGGATGAGGGCGTCAAGCGCCGTGACCGGGTGTGGCTGCTGGAGGATCTGCGGCTGATCGAGCGGGAGTATCTGGGGGCGGCGCGGGGGTGATAGCGGTTCTGACTGACTACACTTAAATCGGTCCCTCGGCCACGCCCCGGCGTTGTGAACCGGGGCATTTTTCTGCCCGCCCTCCATAGCCTGACCCTAGGACTGGCGATCGGATAACACATGGCCCGGATGAGCCTGGATACCGCCATCCGGCTGTCGGCCGAGGTGAAGGGCGGCGGGAATATCGATCGGGTGAAGCGGGAGATTCAGAGTCTTGCCAAAGGGACCCAGCTCACCCGCATGGACCTAGTGCGGCTGGAGGTTGCGACCCGAAACTACGGACGCGCCAATGACAGCACGATTGCCGGGATCCGCAGCAGCATTGGCGCATTCCGTGGACTGCAGGAGCAGGTCAAGATCGGCAGCCGCGAGTTTCAGCGGTACGGCGCCGAGATCCAGAAGCTCGAAGGGAAGCTGCGGGGGCTGGATGGTACGGCAAGCCAGACCAATACAAGGATCGCCGGCATGGCAGCTGTTGCAGGTCGCCTGATTGCGGCCTACGCAGGGATTGAGGCTGTCAGATTCGTTTTCGGCAACGCAGCCGAGCTGGAATCGCAAACCAGAAGCCTAGAGGTGCTGACAGGCAGCGCCGAGCGGGCAAAGGACATCGTTCAGCAGCTGCAGCAGCTTGGCGCGGTTACTCCGTTCACCAGCACAGAGCTGATTGACACGGCAAAGCGACTGCAGGCTTTTGGCATTGAAACGGAAAAGGTCGTTGACATTACCAGGCGCCTAGCCGATGTCAGCGGCGCCACTGGTGCGGAGCTTGGCGGCCTAGCCACCGCCTATGGCCAGGTTCAAGCAAAAGGCAGACTGCAGGGCGAAGAACTGCTCCAGTTCCAAGAGCGTGGCGTTGCGCTGCAGCAGGTCTTGCGTAAAGAGTATGGATTAACAAGCGTTGAGTTTCAAAAAGCGCTTGAAAAGGGGCAAATCAGCGCAGAGGCTGTTGAGTACGCATTGCGCAAGCTGACCGACACTGGCGGGAAGTACGCCAATGGCGCTATTGCACAAAGCGACACCTTAAGGGGCCAAATGTCAACCCTGACCGATTCTGTTCAGGTTTTGGCGCAGACGATTGGCAAGACGCTAGAGCCTGTTTTTAAATGGGCATTAACGCAAGCGACCGCTGTAGTTAGCGAGATTCAGCGCTTAATTGATGAAGCGAATAATACCGGAGGAGCGAGAGACAGGGAGGCTCAGTATGCGCGAAACGCTGACACAGCAGTGCGGGCAATGGGGCTAAACCCATTAACACAGCAAGGCATGATGGCCGAGATGCGTCAGCGCAACATTGAACAGCAGCGTGCAGATTATGAACTGGCCAGGCAGAGAGCCAGAGCTGCCGCGCCTGCTACGTTGCCCGGCGCCCCATCAGCACCCACCCTGCCGCCGCTAAGCGGATCCGCCGGAACAGCGCCCAGCTCGACCGGTTCCGGCACCAACGGCCGAGCCGCAGCCGCCGAAGTCACCAAGGGCGTCAAGGAACTGCTCCGGCTGACCGATGCCGAGATCACCGCAGCAGTGAACACCGCAATCGGTGAGTACGGCGGGCTGGACCCTCGTGGCCGCACTGATGTGTTTGCCAACATCCTGGCCCGCTCCAGGTCGCCGCAGTATCCGTCCAACCTGGTGGACGTGGTGACGCAGCCGGGCCAGTACGCCCCGAACTTCGGACGCAGCCGGGCGCAGGTGACCAACCCGAACCTGTACGGCAGGGCGCGGTTTGAGCAGGTCAAGGCTGAACTGATGAATCCCCAGATGCTGGCCCAGTCCATTCAGGACGTGGACAGCCGGCTGTACTTCAAGGGGATCAGCGAGCAGCGCAACATGGTGCGCGGCGTGGACTTCCTGCGGGCGCCGGATCAGAACTTCTTCCACGGCCCCGGCCGCACCGATCCCGGCCGCAATCCCCAGATCACATCGCAGCTGCTGTCGGAGCTTGGTGATACCGGGTCGCTGACTGGGTATCTGGATCAGCAGACGCAAGCCGCCGAGCAACTCCGCGAACGCCAACAAGCCACCACCGCCGAGCTCGAAAAGTTCATCGAGGCCAGGACCCAGGCTGTCGTCAAGCTCAACCAGGAAAGCGAGCTGCTGGGTGCGACGACTGATCTTGATCGCCGCCGGCTGGAGTACGCCTTCGAGCAGCTGGAGATCAATGACAGGGCGATTCAGGCCAAGAGAGAGTTTCAGGAGCTGGAGAAACAGCTGGTCGAGCTGGGCATCGATTACAACGCTGAGCAACAGCTGGCGCGGATCGAATCGGAGAAAGAGCACGCCCTGAAGAACGCCCAAGTCAAGGCCGAACAGGACATCAACGACCTGATGGCCGAACGGGTGCGCATGATGCAGCAGCTGACCAGCCAGGCCGCCGAGCCAGCCGCCTTCCAGACCCAGGGCATGGCGATCGAGGCCCAGATCGCCACCCTGAAGGATGATCTTGCGGAGATGACCAGCATCGCCACCCTGGCGGGCAAGTCTGCCGAGACGATCGGTGGGGCGTTCGGCAATGCGTTCCGCGACCTGATCAGCGGCGCAGCGAGCGCCCGGCAGGTGCTGGCCGGATTCTTCCAGGACGTGGCCCAAGGATTCGCGCAGATGGCCGCAGAGATCATCGCCAAGCAGATGGCCATGATCGCGCTGCAGACCATCCTGAAGGCGCTGGGCGCGGTGGCTGGGGGTGGTTCGACGTTTGCCGCGGGTGGGCAGGGCGGCATCAGCCCTGCACTCGGCTTTGACCCAGGCGGATTCGCAGCCGGCGATACCGGCATCCCGTTCTTCGGCCGCGCTCTCGGCGGCGGCGTCTCAGCAGGCCGCCCCTACCCAGTCGGCGAGAACGGCCCCGAGCTGTTCGTGCCCTACCAAGCCGGCACCATCATCCCCGCTGAGGCCACCGAGGCGCTGCAGGCGATCAACAACGCCAGCCTGCGGGGCCTGTCGGTGCCGTTCCAGGCCACCGCTGCCACCGCTGCCAAGGCCTCACAGCAAGGCGGCGGCTCCAGCTCCAGCAGCGGCCTATCCGTGCCGTTTCAGCGGGGCATGGAGGGACTGTCCGTGCCATTCCAGCGCGGCGGCATCGACGGCGGCATGGGCGCTGCTGGCATGGGTGCGGGCGGCGGTGATAGCACCATCCGCTTTGAATCCGTGGTGATCAACAGCGAGGAGCTTGTCACACGGAAGCAGGCCGAGGCCATCGGCCGCAGGTCTGAGCAACGCGGCGCCGCACTGGCCCTGAAGCGCTACAAGAACAACCCCACGGACCGGCGCGGAGCCGGCCTGCCCTGATGGAGCTCTGCAACTTCCTGCGGTTCAAGCGCCGGGATGGCACCTATACCACCTGGCTGGCCCAGAACTACTTCATCGGCCAGACCATCGCGCACAACGGCCAGAGCTACCCCTACCTACCAGTGGCGGTGGCCACCAACTCCAGCACCCGAGGCGGTGATCGATCCGAGGCTGTGGTGGCCGCGCCGGTGTCGGCGCTGAGCGTGAACGTGTTTGCCGAGGCCAGCCGCGAACGGTGGCTGCTGGAGGTGCGATCCGTCAAGATCAACCGCGTGGATCAGACTCTTGGCGTGCTGCTCACGACGGAATATTGGGCGGCGCAGCAGCTGCAGGGCGACGTAAGCGAGCCGATTGTGAGACTCCAGCTGGCCAGCCCGCTCGATGCGGTGCAGGCGCCCGGCGGCAGGGTGCTGTCTCAGGTGCTGGTGGGTGCGCTGCCTACCAGTGGAAACTTGACGCTGCAATGACCTGCAATTGGCCCGCATGGGTAAGCGCCCGCCTGCCACACGTGATCGGCGCCGACCCTGACGACGGCGAGGGTATCTGCTGCCTGGTGATGGCCGCCAAGGTCCGCCGCAGCGCTGGGCTGGCCATGCCTGATCTGGACCCGCAGTGGTTCGCCATGGCCGCCGCCGGGCAATGGGATCAGCTGCAGCGGGAATGGAGACGCCTGATGGTCCCCCACAGACTGGAGCAGTACGCGCTGGCGCTCCACTGCCAGCCCCTGGGTCTCAGCGTTGGCGTGGTGGTTGATGACGGCCTGCTGATCGTGCATCACCGCCGCGGGGCGCAGTGGTTGCCGCTAAAGGTCGCCGGCCAGCTCATGCCCCTTGAATACTGGAGGCCCCGCGATGCTGCCGTCTGATCGCTATCTGGCTGAGCTGCTGGGCCTGAGCGATGAGCAGTACGAGATCTGGCGCGATGAGGTCCGCAAGCGTGCGGCAGAGGCGCCCAAGCCTGCGGTAACGGCTGGCATCGAGTTTACTGCTGCTCAGATCGTGGTCTTGGTGACCACTGCAATCAGCATCGGCGCCCAGCTGATCAGCGTCCTGCTGGCCCCCAACGCCCCCCGCAACCGGCGCACGGCGGAGCTGGGGCAGCGGCAGGTGCAGGGGCGCAACCAGACGAGCATTGAATCCCTAGCGCCCCGTGGCGGGTTCGATGCGGTCCAGGACGTGGCCGCGATCGGCGAGCCTATCCCCGTGGTCTACGCCAACCGCGAAACCATCGGCGGCGTGACCTATGGCGGCGTCAGGGTGAACGCCACCCTGTTGTGGTCGCAGATTTGGAGCCTGGGCGGCAGTCAGATGGTGCGTGCCGTTTTCATGGTTGGCGAGGGCCGGCTGGCCGGGATCGACCCCAACGGGTTTGCGATCGGCGATTCAACGATCAACACTTACGACCTGGGCAGCAGCGGCGCCAACAGCAGCAGCGCCCGTATCACGATCTACCACCGCCCGGACGGCGGCCGGATCCGCTCGACTGATCGCATCGCCGGCCGCACTGCTGCGAACGACATCGGCAACGCAGAAAACGACGGCGGCGCCGATGTGTTCATGGCCCGAGGGCTGGGCAACACCTATCAGGCGGTCTTCAGCGCCACCAGCAAGCCCAGCACCTCCACCACGTTTGGCGTCTACAACCTGATCGGCAACAACCTGGGATTCAAGCTCAATCCGCAACTCCGGCCGCAGTTCACCGCCCGGCTGCGGCCCATCGGCAGCAGTGGCAACGCGATCGTTGCCTGCGACATTGATCAGTCCGTGGTGGTGCAGCGGGCGAAGGAATCAGCGTTCTACTCAACCCGCTCCGGCGTGATCTCTGGGTCGTTTGGCCTGGGCGATGCTTTCACCTACCGCCTAGACCGGAGCAGCGACTATCTGACCACCTTTCAATCGGCAGCGGATAACGCCACTTGGACCGCTGCAGTGGTGCCTCAGGACAAGTCCAAGATCTACGAGCAAGACACAGAAAATCGCATCACCGGGTTTGCGTTTGCAGATCGGATGACACTGAGCGCGGTTACGGTTGGCTCTGACCGGCTGGAGGTCACGGCCACCTTCGATGTGGACACGGTGCGCACAAAGCTGATTGATGACAGCGCGGCCCGTGGTCAGTACGTGGTGGAGTATTTCATCGAGGTGGACAACGGCCTGTCAGGCCAGAGGCGCCAGACGATTCAAGCGCCGTTCAACGTCACGATCACGATTCAGAGCAACAAGAGCGACCAGACCATTGATGTCACCAAAGACGGTGATGGCAAGGTGACGGACGTGGCGATCAACGCCTCCAGCACGTCAAACAGATACACCTTTGAAGGCGACGTTGACGAAGACTCCGGCCCGGTGAACGCCCTCACCAGCCCACGGCGGCTGCAGGCGTTGATCGTGTTCCCGATCGAGGGTCTTGACGCAGCACAGGAAACCGCTGCCGACGTGGCCAGCACCGTCGCCGGCCGGCAGAAGGCCTGGGACGATGCAATCGTGGTAGGCGATCTCTACAAGATCGGCTCCGGCCTGGCGATCTGCTCCGGCCGCAGCCCCAGCGATCGGATCTTCGTCAGCGATTCTGAGGACGGCGCGGGCGGCACCGGGCAGACGATCAATGCCACCTTCAGCGTGGTGCGGGCCGGCACTGCGGCCACGGTGAGCACCGGCACGATCACGGCAGCTGGGACCACCAACACAACCCGACAGACGGCCACCACGGCGCCCCACCTGCTGCGGTGTGCGCTGGGCCACGTGAGCACCACCAACGAGTGCCGGATCATTGAGGCCGGGATTCGTAGCACGCTCGGGATCCGAATCGGCGGGCTGTGCAACTTCCGCGACTCGCTGACGCTAGCCGAGATTGACGGCAGGGCCTGCCTGTTCCGCGAGAACGACAAGATCAAACGCGGCCAACGGATCAACGTTGACCAGTATCAGAGCGGCGTGCTGAGCACTTCAGAGGAAAGGTATTCGTTCTTCCGGGTGTCGTTCCGAGAGTTCGGCGATGGTGCGTTTACCCAGCTGGCGCCGTGCTTCGGGATCCGCTCCGGCAGCGATCAGCCGATTTTCAACTACCTGCGGCTGGAGATGCCATCGCTCAAGCGGTGGGAGCTGCGGTTCGAGCCCCTGACCGGCTGGGAGATCCGCAGCGGCACAGCCACCGGCGACCTGGTGGTGCTTGACGCCAAGCTGTCCGGTGCAGTCAGCGGCACCAGTGGCGGCGTTACCTGGCGGAGCAGCGGTGAGACGGTAAGCCGCGTCCGATCGCAGTTCACCATCACCACCACCCGGCGAAACGAGACGATCGGGATCCCCCGGCCGGATGACAACAACTACCTTGACGCCTGGGGGAAGCTCGCTGAGGCCTTCGTCTACGAAGAGGCCCAGTCCACCGCCAGCGGCGGCCCTGAGCACGAAATCGTCTACGTCACCGAAATCAGAGAGAACGACGCAGCGCCCCAGTACACCGGCATCAGCCTGCTGGGCGTAAATGCCAGGTCGGCGTTTGAGTGGCGGCAATTCAGCCAGCTGTCGCTCTATGTCACCGGCGGCACGGAGGTGCGGCGGCTGCTCAACAGTCTCACCACCGGCCCCTCGCACCTGCTGCCGGACCTGGCGCTGGACCGGCTTACCAACACCAAATACGGCCCCGACGCTGTGCCGGATGATCTGGTGAAGCTGGCCAACTTCCAGGCGGCAGCCCTGTGGTGCGAGCTCCGAAAATACCACTTTGACGGCGGGGTGATCATCAGCCAGGAATCGCCGCGGCAATGGATCGCCGACACGGCCGGCGCCATGTTGCTCGATTTCCGCGAGGTGGGCGGCCAGTACGACCTAGTGCCGTTCATCTCCTTCGGCGCGGTCACCCACAAGGCGCTCTTCACCGCCGGCAACATCGCCGAGGGCACATTCCAGTTTGAGACCATCCCACCCGATGAGCGGCCGGCGCGGCGGATCAGCGTGAAGTGGCGGCAGGAACGCAGCTCCACCAACCCCACCAGTCCGGGCCTGTTCCCTGAGGAGCGCGAGGTACTGGTGCGCGAGGCGGCGCCCCACGGCAGCGACAGCCTGCCGATTGAGCCAATCAACCTGGCGGCGTTCTGCACCAACCGAAACCACGCCATTGACGTGGCAAAGTTCACGCTGAGGATGCGGAGATTTAGGGATCACACGATCCGCTTTAGGACCACCTACGACGGGCTGGAGGGCATCAGCACCGGCGTGGGGCCCGGCGATCTGATTCGGGTGGCAATGGACGTGACCACGTTCAACGAGTTCAACAACGGGGCAGTGCTGGGCAATGGCACGGTGGTGAGCACCACGCCACTGACCAACGGGACCTACGACGTGGTGAGCTGGAGCGGCAGCGGGGCAGTGAACGACGCCGGCACCCTGACGGTCACCAACGGGCAGGGATCGCCAGCCGGGATCATGTTCACCGTCAAGCAGACCAGCACGCAAGTACGGACCTATCAGATCAGCCGGATCACCCCGACCGAGGATGGCGTCTATGACATCGAAGCGGTGCACATGCCGATCAACAATGCGGGCGTCCTGTTGGTGGCGGCAGACTGGGATACAGCAGGCGCCTGGGTGATCCAGTGACGGTTCAATTCCCCGAGATCCAACCCACCGGCCACGAGTTTGGCGAGCCGAACTTCCCCGTGACCGAGATGCGCTCACAGTCCGGCGTGCGGTCGGTGCGTCAGTGGGGCGACCGCGCCAGCGATGCGCCGATGACCCTGGAGTTCGCCAACATCACCCAGGCGGCCTATGCCCTGATCAGGGCGGCGCACACGG